AATTCTTTCGTTACTATTAGTCTCTAGTTCCTTAATAAAGTTCTCTTGCATTGTAACCTTATCATTCAAAGATTCTTTCTTTAGAGTTAAAGTTTTGATATCATCCCTGACTAGTCGTATCTTATCTTTGATAACATTATTCATCGCAGTAAAGATACGGATGTCAAGAAGATCCTCTATCACATCTCTACGATTACTTGTAGATAATTGCATGAAGGGAACAAAACTACTGCTACCAAGTATAACAATCTGAGTAAATGACTTATAATTTACTTTTAATATATTTTCTTCTAGTATTTTTTGATTTAATCTATCATCAGATTCTTTATGTAATAATGTTCCATTGACCTCAATATCAAATTTATTTGGTTTGATAGATCTTCTAACAAGATAATCTTTATTATTGACAGTAAATTCTACTTCAACTACACAATCTTTTTCATTGGTAGCATTAATGAGTTGAGACTTATTAATCTTACGAAATGGTTTATTAAATAAACTAAAAGTCAAAGCGTCCAACATCGTTGACTTTCCAGAACCATTTGTTCCTACTACTAGGTTAGTTGTATTTCCTAGAAAATCTATTTCACTCCAATGGTCTCCTGTTGAGAGGAAGTTTTTCCATCTAATCTTTTGAAAGGTTATCATTCTTTGGGGGTATTACAAAATCGTTGGGTGTAATCACAGTATATTTGTAATTATACATCCTACAGGTCTTTATGGCAAGCTCATCGTCAACTTCTATGACAGCCATCTCTTTTTTATATTGATCATCGTGTTCTAACATCATAGCATATCTTTCAGCATCGTCCTCTTCCTCAAAAAGAAACAGCACTTTATCTCCTTGACTATCCTGTACAGCATAGGCACCGTCTTCTTTTCTAGTTTTTAATGTAAGTAGATACACTACTCCACCTCGCAAGCTTGTCTATAGAGATCCTTAAAAATGTTTTTGATAATATTTTTGTCGTATTCAAAGTCACTGTCATCAATATATCTATTCAAAATTGAAAGTGTATTCTCAGTTTCCTCTACTTCAAATTCCTCACTTTCCTGTATCGCAAAGTTTTCTACGATCTTTAACTCATGAACACCTACAGAATATAACTTATCAAGAAACTTTTCAAATTTCTTTTGCTCAGTTTTTTTGCGAACAATTACTTTTACTATCTTATCTTTATATTCACTAGCATCAAATAATTGATGAGGTGTATCCTCATAGTATACATTATAAAACATCCTATATGGATTATCTACATGAAAATGATCTGTTGTCTCTGTATCAAATATAGTAAATCCTCTAGGATCATTCACATCATTCCAGAACATCTCATATGGATTACCTAAGTAATATATTTTTCCATTATCAGACCTTGTATGGTAATGTCCAGAATATACCTTATCAAATTTATCAAATATATCAATATCCATCCCATCTTCCATGACATGACCACGATGTGCTCTGAATCCATTCAACTCCAAATGACCCATAGCAATTTTTGATTTACTATTCTTGATTGCATCAAATGAAGTTTCCTCATTCTCTGAGTTAATCCAAGGTATTAGTAAAACACTGAGATTACCTAATTTAATTTCTTCTGTCTCTGCATAGGTTGTAATATTATCATACTGTTTTAATAGCAAATCAATTGTATTAATCTCATTTGTATCTTTATAATATGCTGTATGGTTTCCAACCACAGTATGAATCTGAATACCCATATCATGGAGAATATCATAATAATTATTTCTTGCCCAATCTATCGCCCACAAATCAATAGTTCTTCGATTATCAAAGGTATCACCCATATCAATCAAAGTCTTAATGTTATTCTCCTTCAAATATGGAAAGAATACATCTTGATAGAATTTTCCATAATAATCATGCAGTATTTTAGAACTCTTTCGGGCACCAAAATGCTGATCAGTAATGATCGCAACTTTCATCTGTTATTATTCTTATATGTAATGTTATCTTTAATTGTATTATAATCAGAACTACTACCTGCTAATGAATTATCATCAACTGCCATAACTTCATCAAATCCAGTCTTCTCAATTATCTTTGTTTTAATTTCTAGTTGTTTCTTTTCTTTCTGTATTCTTCTGAGAAAGGCATAATGAATAATCTGAGTAAAGTAGGCAAATGGATTTCTTGATTTCTCTGGATCAAAGTTGTGAATATATTGAACACAGTTCTCTATCCCATCAGATATCATATCATCACGGAACATGTAATTAACGAAGTTTGGTTTATATGACAAGTGTGTTGCTATTTTTAAAAAGCAAGAACCTAAGTAATTCGTGATACGTGGTTTAGGTAATTCATTCTCTTCTGCTTCTTTTACCTTTGCTCTGTATACGATTAATGCTTCTAAAAGTTCACGGTTATTTACATAATGCTCTGATTTTTTCTTTGCCATATACCTGACTTAATATATTGATAGTATAACATAATTTATCGGACTTGACAAGTCAGTGAAATCTATGTACAATAACCTTTGTAGAGGTTCAAGGGTTGTTAGGCTTATCTATATTATTCTTAAAGATATTCTCAAGGCTCTTGCGAGCATCTTCAACTGTGGTCAATAATCCCATTTTATCATTTAATGATACTTGACCATCTATTTCAATATCAATATCATCTTCATTTAAATAACGATTATAAAACTTTATCATTTGCTCATCGTTTACTTCAGACATTGTAATAATTTTATCATACTTTATCAGAAATAAATCTTGATCTGGTAATTCTAACCAAGGTTTTACCTTTACATATTTTCCTGCAGGACTAGAAAGCATTTTCATTATCACTGGATTTGAAAGCATTATAATTGAGTCTCCGTCATTCTCATCGACAGAAACAAGTGAGAAGATTTCCTCTCCTGTAATTAGTTTTAAAACAGCGTGAAATTCCTCTCCCATCATTCCAGAATACTTGTATTATTATTTAGGTTTAATTTTTCAATGGTATCTTAACTATATCATAGTTAAAGTTCTCTTCATTATACACCTTTATTCTCTCAATGAGGTGATTGAGTGTATAATTTCTTCTTGATTTGTAACTAATATCATCAGCAATATCATATAGAGTTGCCTTTGTTTTATTGTTTCCCTTTCTTAAGACTCTTCCGATTGATTGAAGATTTCGTATTCGAGATTTTGATGGGGAAGCAAAGATGACATTATGAAGGTTCTTAATGTTGATTCCTGTTGAGAAGGTTCCATATGAGGCAATAATGATTGCGTTGCTCTCCATTTCTGTAATTGAGCGAACCTCTTCTCGATCTTCTGTTGCAACTCCTCCGTGTACGAAGAAGACTTGTCGTTGTTCAAGTACATTACTCTCCTGTATCAAATTATATAGCGGTTCTCCATGTCCTTCTACTCTTGCGAATAGAATTAATGTATTACCTTTAAGATCAAGAGCAAGATTTTTGATAAAATTATTTCTCTTTTGATGCCCAATAATATATTGTATTTCATCTTCAAAAGTTTCAAATTTATTCGGTGAATGTTTTAGTAATAATACATTGATATCTAAAGTGGCAACGTGACCTTTCTTCATCAATTCATCAGTCTTGATAATCTTATATGATGGTCCGAATAGTCCTTCTAATACCCACTTATGTGTTTGTGTTCCATCAAGAGTTCCTGTAAAACCAAAGCGATACTTGGCATTATCAAGTTTCGACATTATAGATATTAATGACTTTGATTTAAATTGATGTGCTTCATCTCCAATTACACATCCAAAACGATTAAAGTATTTTCGAGGAAGTTTGTATATCGATTGCCAAGTTGTAATAATTACCTGAGAATCTGTTTCTCTTTCTTTACCAGCATATATCTTGTGGCAAAATGAACCAACATCCCAACCATAATCCTCAAAATCTTTATACATCTGTTCTACTAAAGATGTCGTCGGAACTACTATCAGAATACTTAATTTTCTTTCAACGTAATATCTCACAATCCCATATATCATCAACGACTTTCCTGAAGCAGTTGGAGATATCAATAACCTACGATTGTATTTTAAAGCGTCGTGTACTCCCTGTATCTGATAATCTCTAGGTTTATACTTACTTACTGCATTCATATAATCCTTCACACCCTCTTCTGATATACCATCATTTACTTCAAATGGTAAACCATAGAACTTGCTCTCTACAAATTCATATGTGTACTCGTGGTCTTTACAAAATTGTACGACTTTATCTAAGAGTCCAACATATATCTGATTGTTCTGAATATTAAATAACCTTATCTTTCCGTCCCAATACTTATTCTTATAAGTTGGCATAAACTTTGCACCTGGTACTTCAAAGGTGAAATAGTCTGCTAACTCATAATATACATGCATATCAGATTCTATCTGAAGATGCACTTCATTCTTTTTTGATATAATCAAATGTGACATAACATTATCAATATCAATTATTTAGTTGACTTTTTGAAACCTATAATCTTCTAGTTAATGCTAATTTTAATAATTTCTTTGCACCTTGTTTGAGTAGACGAGGTGTTTGTCTTGCTAATGGTGTTGGACCGCTTCTGAGTCCTTGACCCTTACCTAAAAATGGATTAAGTGTACGAGTCAGACCACCTTTACCTGTAACAAATTGTTTAAGTTGATATCCTTTCTTTGGATTTGGAAACATACCACCTTCTAACTTTCCTGTCTTTGGGTTTTTAAATTTACCCACCTGTTTCATATCATCCTTAAACAATTTACCAAAGGATGCTTTATCTTCACCAGGCACTCTTACATTTTTTCCCTGATTAGAATAATCTTTTAAACCTTCATTAAATTGTTTATAAGTTTTCATTTTTTTGCAATATCTTTAGCCACTTTATTTACAGCGTCACCTACTTTACTACCACCTTTTACTATATCTTTC